ATGTATGCATCTGACAATGCTACGGTAGTGGCTACGTTCGATTTGTATGATGCCAACGGCGTGCTCACCAGCGACATGAGCAAAGTTACCGAGCAGCGGCGAGTATGAGATATCAGCACCGATACGGTTTCGGTGGTGAACCTGTCACATCCAGGCGTTGGGGCGTGGCATTGGCGGATGCATTCGTCCTTGCGCGACGGTATGTGTTGCATATCGTCCGGCGCGTGGAGGTGATGCTTGAGCGCTGATATAGTCCGGTTTGATCTGATCATTCGCCAGGCCGCACAAGTACAGGCACAGATCCGCCGCAGCAACAGTGCTGATATGGCAATCAGTCGCCAGCACGCAGAAAACACGAGTATCATATCAAAAAAAATAATGGAGCTGAAGCTATGAACACAGATATTCACCTGGGCGACATCGGCACGGTTATGATCGCCACGATCAAGGATGGTGATGCAATCGTGGATGTATCATCAGCCACAACCAAGAGTTTAATATTCAGAAAGCCGGATGGCGTTGTTGTGACCAAGCCTGCGGTATTCAGCACAGACGGCGCTGACGGGCAAATCCAGTACACTGCAGATGCCGCATTTTTCGATCAGGCCAATAAATGGAGGATGCAGGCGCTGATCGTGATGCCATCCGGGACATGGAAGTCCGATGCAATCACGTTCAATGTAGCTGATAATCTGTAATTATGCATTGCAATATGTAAAATACTATTGCAAATGGTGCGCGGGCATTTGCATTATCATGGCAATGAGCGCACATTGCCCGCTTAAGCCGCAAGGCGATGCTCAGGCGGAATAGCTTCCGGCGGCATCGCCTTTTTTTATGACTATCGTTTGCCTCCATGACTCAGGCAACCAGAAAGAAAAAGCAACATAAGGTGAACGCCGCAGGCGGAGAGAATCCCCTGGGGGATATCAAGACTGCAATCGCGGTCTGTTCGTTTGCGCTGAACGCTGCCACCAATGAGGTGCAGCTTACGCCTGCCGGTCATTTCAAGGCGGTGGATGGCAGACCCTTTGACGCAAAAGATTGGTATATCGATGGCGTGATTGCCGCACGCATCATTGCCAATGCCGAAGCCCGCATAACCCCATTCATCATTGATTATGAGCATCAGACCCTGCTATCGGAAAAAAACGGCCAGCCAGCGCCTGCCGCGGCGCGATTCAGCACACTGGAATGGCGCGATGGCCAGGGACTGTTTGCCACTGATGTGAAATGGACAGAGAAGGCCGCTGCATTCATCAAATCGGGTGAATACGGCTTTATATCCCCGGTTCTTCCTTATCAAAAAGGAACCGGTGAAGTGCGCGGTTTTTTACATGCCGCACTCACCAATACCCCTGCCGTAGACGGCATGCACGAAGTTGCCGCACTGGCAGCGAAAAATATCACAACATCCCAGGAGGATCATATTATGGATCGCGAACTACTTATCGCGATGCTGAATCTGTCCGCCGAAGCCAGTGATGCCGACATCAAGTCAGCCATCACTGCGCTGAAGCAGCAAGCTGATGCATCGACAACACAGGCAGCAACGATTGCCGCGCTGAAACAGACGCAGTTTGACCCTGCGCAACACATTGACCTGGCCACATTTGAAGCTGTCAAAACGGAACTGGCCACGCTGAAGCAGGAAGGGCTGAACCACGAAATCGAATCGCTGGTGACGGCTGGTTTGAAAGATGGCCGGTTGACTGCGAATCAGGATGCCTGGGCACGCAAGCTGGGTGCATCGGATATCGCAGCACTGAAGCAATATCTGGATGATGCCAATCCTATTGAAGCACTGAAGGGATCGCAGACCGGCGGCAAGAAGCCTGAAGGCGGCGATGGTGACACCACCCTTGATGCCGATGCATTGGCTGTTTGCAAGCAGCTGGGCATTGATCCGAAAGAATATCTGAAAACACAAAACGAGGAGGCGTAAGTCATGGCTCTGACTCAGGAACGAAATACACCCCGAAAGGATACCACGCTGGTTGCTGTACCTGTTGCGGCAGGTGCCGTGATTAAAGCCGGCGCATTGACTGTGGCCAATGCCACCGGCTTCGCTGCTCCCGGCTCTGCTGCGCTGAACCTGACCTATCTTGGCCGGGCTGAAGCATCGGTGGACAACACCGGCGGACTGGATGGCGCACAGACGATCACAGTATCGCGCAAGCCTGCCTTCCAGTTTGCCAACTCCGTAGCCGATCCGGTTACCCAGGCATCGTTTGGCAAGCCCTGCTTCATTGAGGATGACCAGACCGTGTCCGCAACCAATGGCACCAACACACGCTCAGCCGCAGGCATTGTGGTCGGCATTGATTCAGACGGTGTCTGGGTCGAATAAACGAATCGAATAAATAAAAAAGCGAGGTAAGAAAATGATGAAGTATCTATTCAAAACTATTGGTGCAGTTGCGGTGTTCTCTGTGCTGGTTGTGCTGAGCATGGCCGGTATTGAACCGGCCTATGCCGCACACATGAGCTCTCCGGAGGCAATGGGATCATTGGCCTTTGGTGGCTTGCTGGTCAACAAGGATTCGCTCAACCGAATCTTTACCGGACTGAAAACCATCTTCAACAATACGCTACGTGCCCAGACCGGCACATGGCAGACCACGGCGATGGAAGTACCATCATCGGGTGAAGGTGAAGATTATGCCTGGATGTCCCGCTTCCCGAAATTCCGCAAGTGGGTGGATGAGAAGGTTGTCAAAAACCTCAAGCTGAACAAGTACTACAAAGCCAATGAGGATTGGGAAACCACGATCGCAGTCAAACGCAATCATATCGAAGATGATCGGCTCGGTATCTACAATACCCAGTCACAGCAGGCTGGTGAAGCGGCTGGTGAGTTGAATGATATCATTGTGGATGATCTGAAAAACAACGCATTCACTGCAACCGGTATCGATGGGCAGTATTTCTACGATATCGATCATCCGGTCGGCAATGCCAGCGTCAGCAACAAGGGCGTGAAGAAACTATCATCTGCCACGAAAGCCGCTGCTATTGCATCGTATGGCGCAGCACGTACGGCCATCATGAACCTGAAAGATGATGAAGGCATGTCCTTACGCCTGGTACCGGATGTACTGGAAGTGCCACCTGCACTCGAAGCGGTTGCGCGCACACTCGTTGAAGCCGACAAGCTCGATGATAATTCACCCAACCCATTCCATAAAACGGCTAAGGTATTGGTGAATCCTGCATTGACCAGTCAGACCGCATGGATGCTGCATGTGACCAACAAGGCATCGGTGAAACCGTTCATCATCCAGATGCGCAAGAAGCCTGTGTTTGTCTCACAGGTTAGCTCTGAGAACGATGACGTGTTTATGCGGGCTGAATTCAAGTTTGGTGCAGAAGCGCGCGCCACTGGCCTCTATGGCTACTGGCAGCTCTCCTACGGTTCCGACGGCTCAGTTGCCTGAGTGAGGAAGTAAACGGGGCGGCTACGGTCGCCCTGTTTCACCCCTCCAATCCTGCTATTCAAAAAATAACCATGAGGTATTCCAATGACTGAACAAGTGAAAAAAGATGCTGCTCCAAAGAAGGTGAAAGCCCTGAAGGTGATTGCCAAACAAGACGGCTTCCGGCGTGCCGGTATCGCATTCTCCGCCAAAGATGAGACGATCATCAAGGTCGCCGATCTGAAGGCCGCCCAGGTGGCTATGATCAAATCTGAACCGATGCTGGTGGTTACTGAAACCACAGTAGCAGCTTAAAGGAACCACACGATGTATGTTACGCAGGCGGACATGACCACGCGATTCGGTGAGCAGGAAATGATCCAGCTAACCGATCGCACCATGCCGCCTGCTGGCATCATCGATACAGCCGTGCTCGATATGGCTATCGCTGACGCCAATGGCCTCATCGATACCTATATCAAGACCCGCTACCCGCAACCGCTGGCCAGTGTTCCGGAGCCACTCAAACGCAAAGCCGCCGATATCGCCCGCTATTATCTGCATGATGATAATGTGCCCGATCCGGTAATGAATGCATACAAGGCTGCGCTGGGCTTTCTGAAAGATGTAGCTGCCGGACGCGCCAGCCTGGGGCCTGACGCATCAGGCAATCCGGTTGCTTCTGATAACAGCGCAGAAATGGTTGCGCCCGATCGTATCTTCGGGCGATCTGACACGTCGTTTATATGACCCTCACCGAACTCCAGACCGCAGCCGTTGCAGGCATCAAGGCGGCCATCCCCTCATTGGCGCAGTGCGAGCCCTATGCTGGTCAATTCGCCGGGGACCCGGGAAGCCGTATCGCAATTCATGCGCCAGCCGTATTGGTGGCCACGCTGGGCTGCAAGCCGTTATCTGATCCTGGCACGGGGCAGGTGGATGCATCATGCCGCATGGCGGCCTATGTGCTGGCACGCTATGCCAATGATCGCAACAAACGTGAGGCCGGATGCATCGATCTGGCTGAAGTCGTTGCGCTGATTGTCCACCTGAACAACTGGAGTCTGGCGGGCGTGGGCTGCGCCCGCATCAATCAGATGCAGGGCATGACTAATATCACGGCGGACAAGGCCGGATTTTCCATCTGGTCGGTCACCTGGGATCAGGAGATCAGGCTGGGAGCCGCTCCGGTGAATAATTATGGACCTATTACTGATGTCCGCATTGGCGTTGCCCCGGAAATCGGCACAGGTCATGAGCCGGAGTATGTGAAACTATGATGCTCGAACTACTCCGGCGCATCGAGCGCATTGAACGGCAGATGCATAATATTGCATTGCTCGGCACGGTGGCTGAGGCCAACTATGCAGCGGCGCGGGTGAAGGTTGCGATTGGCGATCTGGTCACTGGATGGCTGCCGTGGCTGACGCATCGGGCTGGCAATGATGTGAACTGGGATGCGCCGGAGATTGGTGAGCAGGTGCTGGTGCTCTCGCCGAGTGGCGAGATCGGTAATGGTGTTGCAGTTCCTGCCATCTATCAGAATGCGCATCCGGCCAACGGCAATACGCCCGACACCACTACCCGAGCCTATCTGGACGGAGCGGTCATATCCTACGATCGTGCCGTGCATCATTTGTCTGCGACACTGCCTGCAGGGTCAACTACCACGCTGGTGTCGGATGGCGGTATCAGCATCACCGGCGATGTTGCAGTAATTGGAAAAATCACATCCACCGGCGATATGATCGCAGCTGGCATCAGCCTGGATCATCATGTGCATGGCGGTATTCTGCCAGGTGGCGCAAACACGGGTGCGCCACAATGATCGGCATGGGCAACACCACAGGCTCGCAGCTTTCCGGCATTGGCCATCTGCGCCAGTCGATTACGGATATCCTGGGCACGCCATTGGGCAGCCGTGTAATGCGGCGTGATTATGGTTCACGACTGTTTGATTTGACTGATGCGCCGATGAATCGGGACGGTGTGATGGATGTGATCATTGCCACCGCCGAAGCCCTGACAAAATGGGAGCCGCGTCTGCAGCTCTCGAAGGTGCGCGTGGAGCAGGCTACATCTGATGGGAAGTTCAGCATTGGCGTTTCCGGTATTTACGCGCCAAACGGGAAACCGGTTGCACTGGATGGGATTGTAATATGAGTCTCACCCAGATCAATTTCGCGCAGATTCCCGCACCGGCGGTGATCGAGACGCTCAATTTTGAGACGATTCTGGCTGGCATGAAGGCCGATCTGCTGGCGCGTGATGCCACGCTGACGGCATCATCGCTGGAATCCGACCCAATCAGTAAATTGTTGGAAGTGTGCGCCATGCGTGAATTGATTGTACGCCAGCGTGTGAATGACGGGGCGCATGCGGTGATGCTGGCCTATGCATCCGGCTCCGATCTGGATCAGATCGGCGCGAACTATGGTGTGGCGCGCCTGACCATTACCCCTGCCGACAACACGAAAACACCGCCTGCACCTGCTGTCATGGAAGCAGACACAGCCTACCGCGATCGCATCCGTTTGAGCCTCTACTCCCGCACTACGGCAGGGCCGGTGAATCAGTATCGATTCTATGCTCTCTCCGCCGACCCGGATGTGCTGGATGTGAGCATCACCAGCCCGAATCCGGGCGATGTGGTGATTGCAGTGCTTTCGCGCACCGGTTCCGGCGTGCCGGCGCAGCCGGTGCTGGATGCCGTTATGGCCGTCTGCAACGCCGATGATGTGCGCCCGCTGACCGATCATGTGCTTGTTCAGGCGGCCACGATCATTGACTACAGCGTTGCTGCCGCCTTGACGGTCTATCCCGGCCCCGACCCGGTCACCGTGCAGGCTAATGCGCTGCAGGCCGTGACAGATTATTGCGCCGCCCACCACGCACTCGGGCATGATATCACCCGCGCCGGCCTGATTGCCGCCGCCACCGTCACCGGCGTACAGAATGTCACTCTAACCACGCCTGCCGCCGATCTGGTGGTGGATGATCTGCACGCCAGCTATGCCACGGCAATCAATGTGACGGTTTCAGGGAGCGCGGTATGAGTGGCTTAACCACTATCCTGCCACCCAACGCGACCGATCTTGAGCGCAATATCGAGCAGTCGGCAACCGCGGCGATTGAGCAATTGCCCGTGCCGATTCGCGACCTGTGGAACCCGGACATGTGCCCTGCGCACCTGTTGCCCTGGCTGGCGTGGGCACTGGATGTGGAGCAATGGCAATCCGACTGGCCGGAGGCCGTGCAGCGCGCAGCGATCAGGGCGAGCTGGCAGGTTCACAACAAGATGGGCACAGCCGCATCAGTTCGCCAGGCGCTCGATATGCTGGGGGCGGCCATCACGATGACAGAGTGGCATCAGCATGGCGGCGCACCTCACACGTTCGATCTCACGGCATGGGCCAACGCCAATATTGTTACGGCAGGTGCGCCGATTCTGGGTCAATCGCTGTATGACACGCTGATGGCAGTGGTCACTGAAACCAAGCCGGCGCGTAGTCATTTCACCTTTCGCGTGGGCGCACGATTCACCGATGGCGTTGCTGTTGGCGCAACGATGAGCGGCGCAACAATGACACGGCGATCCGCAACGACAACACGCCCACCACTGGTGGCAATGAGCGGCATTGTTTCCGCTGTTACGGCGTCCATTGCAACAGTAGCACGGTACCCGATGGAGGCTATCTGATATGACATCAACAACACTAACACCTGTGATTACCGATGCCGGATTGCAAGCTGCATTTAACGCCAACAACACGGGCATAGCAGCTGAGATCACACATATCGCCCTGGGAGATAATGGATATGCCCCCACAACCGGCCAGGTGAGCCTGCAGCACGAGGTGGTGCGTATTCCAATTGCAGACGGCTCGCCGGTCGTCGCCACGCAAATCCATTTGACGGCGCTGGCAAGCGGCGCACTTCAATTCTGGGTGAAAGAAGTCGGCTTTTACCTGGCTGACGGAACGCTGTTCGCAGTCTGGAGCGATCCGGCGCAAACGCTGGCATACAAGGCGGCCAATGTTGATCTGCTGCTGGCGTTTGATCTGTCCATTGCCGCCATCCCGGCGGGCAGCATCACGGTGCAGGGCACCGGCCAGAACCTGAGCCTGTATTATGCCGATGAGCTGGCGCATATGGCTATCGCCCATCTAACAACGATGCACACACAAATTCAACTTGAGTCAAGATTAAAATCCGGAGGATTATAACATGCCATTAGAGACAACAATTACAGAGCTGGTGACGGCATCCAATACATTAACGAATGAAGTTCGCAGGATGATCGGCGAAGCTCCGGTGGTATCGTCTGTAACGCCCGGACAGCAGGGTTTCGGCGTGGGTATTTGCCCCGGCCCCTTGCCAGCGGGCATGGCGGAAATGCCGGGCACGCGGGATGTTGCACATGATAACTACGGCA